GCAGGTGATCTATGTGCGCCAGCAAGATCCGGCGACGAAGTACGGGAATGCCAGAGTCACCGCCAACAGCATTCGCGTCGAGCCTGGTTATGGCGAGTACCTGGTGGGCGAGCCGCTTGTCGCGCTCAAGGTGCGAACGCTCGTGGTAGATCCGTTCCCTGACGGCGAAGTGTTCGAGCCGGCGAAGCCGAGGTTTTCCCCGCATACGATCTATGCGGTTAGGGAAGCGCCGCAGCAGGCAATCGAAAACCACGCGCGCCCGACGCTCGGGCTTCACTACGTCGATGGCTACCACCGCCAGCCAGGCGCGATTTTCGGCCGCGCGGAAGTCACGCTGCAACACCGCGTCATCAACGCTCGGTTCCTGGAGTACCAATGGATCATGCCGGGATACGGGCGCCCCACATTGCAGCTCAAGCGCCACTACATCACCCCTGTGGGCTTCACGACGTTCCGCTCCGGCTGGCACACGGTTCCCGGCCCGCAGACCGTCACGCAGTTCACATCAAGCTCGATGGCGGCCTACGGTAAGCCGCTGGTCGAGCACTACGTTCCGCCAGGCCCGCGCACTGTGAAGCCGGCAGGGTTCAATGCGCAGGTGTTCGGCGCCAACCGCATCGACCTGTTCCACCGCCAGGTAAAGCCGCAAGGCCACTACGCCACGCTGATGGGCACCAGGAAGCCAGGCGACAGCCCGTATATGTGGCAAGGGCTGCGCGTCGGGCCGCTGATGCCGACCATCCCGAGTGGCTTCCAGTCCGACCTGCATGGCGAGCCGTGGGTATCGTTCCGCGTGCGCGATGTCGCCATGCAAGGCTTCGATGCCTTCCTGAGCGAATACGACCTGGAGGCGTTCGACAAGCGCATGCGCGTCACCCGTAGGGAGGCGGCGCGACCGTCGCAGCAGATTACCCCTGTGGGGATTTTTGCTACCGACTTCGCCGCGTCTGATGTGAAACCAGGCGTCCACTTCATCCGGCCGGATGGCAACGCCGACCAATACCGAAAAGGAGCCTTCTGATGGCCGATATTCCCCTGATGCCGCTGGCCGGCATCAACAACGTAGCCGAGGACGCCGCATTGCAACGTGGGGGCGACGCTGCGCGCCTGTACGTGCGAGATGCCGTCAACGTCGATCTGACCCCGGCAGGCAAGGCCGAGCTGCGCCCTGGCGTGCGGCGCGTGACCGATGCGCCCTACCGCCACCTGTGGCAGAGCCCACTCCACCGGGACACCTTCGCTACGCTTGGCGATCAGTGGGTGCGCGTCGATCCGGCCACCTGGAGCCATGAGCCGCTGGCGACACTGGGCGAGGGTCCGGTATCGCATGTGGTGCTCAACAACCTGGTATGCGTCGCAGGGAAGGCTGGGATCTTCACCTATGACGGCGCCACGGCGCAGCGCCTGACGCTCGACACTCCGGCCGCGCCCCTGGTGCTGGTCGGAGAGGGTTCGCTTGACGCGGGCGCGTATGGCGTCGCAGTGGCCTGGCTGCGCGGATCGCTGGAGTCGGCGCCGTCGGCCATCACCACCGTTCATGTGCCGGCCAGTGGGGCGCTGGAAATCACGCTGCCGCTGTGCCTGGACACGACCGTGACCGGCGTTCGCCTGTACCTGACCCGACCCAACGGCGGCGAGCTGGCGCGCGAGCAGGACTATGCGCTGGACGCCGCAACGATAATGGTGCGCGTGCCGCCTAAGCTGGGCGCGCCGGCACAGTTCCAGCACCTGTCACCGATGCCGACGGGGCTGTACCTGGCGTACTGGCGCGGCCGACTGCTGACCGCGAAGGCCAACGTGCTGCGCTTCTCGGAAGCGCTGGCCTACCACCTGCACAACGAGCGCCACGGCTTCGTCCAGATGCCCCAGCGCATCACCTTCGTGCTGCCGGTGGACGGCGGGATATGGGTCGGCCAGGTGGATCATGTGGCGTTCCTCGCCGGCAGCTCGCCAGATCAGCTATCCATGGTCCGCAAGACTGCGCGCGCGCCGGTTCCAGGCAGCGCCATCCTGGTGGATTCCGACACCATTGGCGGCGAGCTGTCGCAAGGCGGCGGGGCAACGGCGATATGGCTGGCGGAAAACGGCTATGTGGCCGGGACGGGCTCCGGCCAGGTCGTCGAGCTGCAAGCCGGCGCGCTGCGCGGCATCGCTGGACAGTCCGGCACCTCTGTAGTGCTGGATAGAAGGTTGCTCACCGTAGTAACCTGAGTCATTCCGAAAGATCGGGCCAACATCAACGGTGCGCAAGAGTGCGCCATAGGAACCTTTACAGGAGCATTCCTATGACTCTGCGCACAGAACTGGTCAAAGCACTTCACGATGAAGTCTTTGATGTAACAGAAGAAGGTGTTTTCTTCCCCCGCCAGGGCGTCATGGCTTCCGGGGAATACTTCGACCGCATCAACGGCGGCGAGTGGCAGCGCACGCCGAACCTGATCGTCACCGAAGGTCTGGCGCACATCCTGAGCGTCGCCCTGGGCGCCACCGCCAAGCCTGCCGGCTACTTCCTGGCGCTGTTCTCCGGTGCGGCTGCGCCGGCCGCCAACTGGACCGCCGCCAGCTTCGCCGCCGCCGCGTCGGAGATCGTCAGCCTGACCGAGGGCTACACCAGCCCGACCCGTCCGGCGTGGACGCCTCCTGCCAGCACCGACACCAACTCCATCGACAACATGGCCGCGATTGCCAGAGTGACCATGGCGACCGCTAGCCAGGTGAACGTGACCGGCGCTGCAATGCTGACCAACAGCACCCGAGGCGGCACCACCGGCAAGCTGATCTCGGCGACCAAGTACGCGGCCGAACGGGTGTTCCAGGACGGTGACACCTACGACATCGGCTACCGGCTGAGCCTGACGGTCTAAGCCATGCACCAGCCCCGCCCTCGCGGCCTGCACGTCGAGGGTGGTGCGCTTACCGATGAAGATTCGGCTGCAATCGAGCTTCTGGCGCGCCGCCTGACGAACCTGAAAACACTGTCCGGGGTCGATAGCCTGCGGATGGTGCGGTCGCTGCCGGGTGGTGGTTATGTCATCGCGCAGGATATGGGCGGCACGTTCAGGGCCATCGCTCACAAGCCTGTTCCAGACGAGCCGGAGCTGTTCGATGGCGTGGCGAAAGAGTACATCCCGATGCTGTTTTCGGGCGTGGTGACGAAAGCCGTCCTGCGCGCTGGCGAAGGCTTGGGCATGCGCTTCACCGAGCAGACCCGTAGGCGTCTCGCCAACTACGACCCCGATAACCTGGGGCCGGATCGCGCGGCGCTCCAGCGCTTCCGCATCGAGTACCACCCGCTCGTGTCCGAGCTGATGCCGCAGCTACAGGGGTCCGCGTTCACCTACACCCAGTACGTCGCCCAGCGGCCTACCTGGTACTCCGGTGCGATGGCCGAGGTAATGCAGATCGTCGGCGGCTACGGCCGTCAAGACCTCCACGAGCTGCCCGACGACAAGCTGGAGCGCGCGCGGCTGATGATCCCGGATGAGGTGATGAAGAAGATCCGCACGCAGATGGGAAACGTGCGCTTGCCTGGCTATACCGGCTTCCCCGACAAGAAGGGGCAATTCCGCTACGACTACAAGTTCCACAACACCAACGCCGTCGCCTTCGATACCAGCAACAAGCCGTGGCTGCTGCGCGTGAACAGCTCCGGCGTGTGGGCGATGCCGCTGCCGATGGTGCCGGCGACCACCACGCAGGCGTTCCGCGATTACATGGAGGAAGTCGGCGATCAGGAGATCATCGACATCCTGGACCGCTTCGGCGGCATGCCGTCGGGCGAGTCGTTCCCGTTCCGCGAGGATGATTTTCAGGCGTGGAAGCGGGCCGGCGTCATCATCAAGGTCTGCGACACGGCCGACTTCTACGACCACATCATGTATTCGAGCGCGTGCGGCTGGTCATTCAACAGTCGCGGGACCGAGGGCTACAACACCTGCTACGACTACTACGACGATGAGGGCTTGGGCTACGGGCTGGCCTACAAGATGAAGCTCACTCTGTCGCCGGCTCACGAGGACGGCAAGCTGCCGCCGCAGCCGGACCTGGACGACCCCATCGCGGCCCGGCGCCTGGATCGGTACATGAGCAGCCTCTACAAGCTGCTGAAAGCCAACGAGGCGAAGCACCTGGCGATCAAGTACAAGCTCCGACGGGTTCCGGTCGAGCAGATCCTGGCGCGCGGTGACGAGGCCGACGAGGGCGAGCTGGAATACTGGGACGCGCTGGAGCTGGAGCCCATCGCCACTCATTCCGGCAGCGTGTCGGAGGTTGGGCGCGGCTACCTGTACCACGGCGCCAAGTTCCAATTCCAGCCGCAGATCAAGTTCCCTGAGCCGTTCATGGGCGGGTGCGTCTCGCATGACTTCCTGCCGCTCATCAACGGCCGGTACAAGGAGAGCTACCCGAACTGCGACACCATCATGTTTGGCTACTACGTCGGCGACGATCTCAAGGTGGTCAAGTATTTCCGCGACGGCCGCAGCTATCAGCGCGAGATCGAGGACGACTACGAGGATTGCATGATCGTCGGATCGTGGACGCGCACCATTTCCAACAGCTCTACGTCACTGCAGGGCCACTTCTACACCACGGACATTGACGAGCGGAAGCCGGTCACGCCATCGGAGACGGTCATCAAGACCGTGGGCAAGGACATGGGCTACGACCACACGCCGCACTTCAAATTCGACGCGCCGTTCTGGAGGCCTGGAACGCTTTGGCGAAACCGCTACTTCACGCATGAAGTCGTCTCGGAGACATCGGAAGGGCACTCGCTGTCGATAGGCGTGTGCATTCCCTACCTGAACCGCAATGCGCTGCTGCATGCCGAGCGCGAGAGCACGTCCGGCAGCTCGCGCACCGAGTCGGGATCGCTTAAGTACGTCCAAGACCCGACGACCTACCGCTACTGGACCTACGACTTCGTGATGCACTGGATTGGCGGCCTGGAGGTGATGAACGGCAGGCCGTACCCCAAGGACGGCAACCCGGTGTGGGTGGAAATCGAGAACTACAACCCATTCCCTTGCTCGGACTTCGCCGACCAGGGATCGTGGATACCCGCGCTGCCGGCCGACTACACCTGGCTGATCCACCCGCAGGCGAATGTCTGGCACTTGAACGGCGGCGGCGGCCCGCCGCCGTACCAAGCCTATGTGCGCACCGAGCACGGTGACGCCAGCGAGAAGGGCAAGCTGCAACTGAGCATCTTCGAGGACGAGCGCCTGGTTCACTCCAACATCCCCGACAACATGTATTTCCTTGGATCGCCTG